TGTTAAAGACAGTATCCACAAGTGGGGGAGGAGGTGGTGGTGGCAACATTTCTAGTGTTACCGCAACCACTCCACTAGCATCTAGCGGTGGAAGCACCCCAGACATTAGCCTGAGCGGTCAGGTCTCTGTTGCTAACGGTGGTACTGGAAAGGCAAACCTCACGCTTAACAACGTCATCCTCGGTAACAACACCGGGGCTGTTCTTTTTGTAGCACCAGGCACGGCTGGTAATGTGCTGACCAGCAATGGAACTACTTGGACTAGCAATGCTGCTGCCGGTGGTGGAGGTTCTGGAACCGTTACTACTGTATCTGTAGTCAGCGCTAACGGTCTTGCAGGGACGGTTGCCAACGCTACGACTACTCCTGCCATCACTCTGTCTACTAGCGTCACCGGCCTCCTAAAAGGTAACGGCACTGCGATCTCTGCGGCTAGCAGCGGTACTGATTACGCTCCAGCAACGTCTGGCTCATCTATTCTGTACGGCAACGGGTCTGGTGGGTTCTCTAGTGTAACCATTGGCTCTGGATTAAGTTTTTCTACCGGCACGTTGTCCGCAACTGGTGGTGGTTCTGGCACAGTTACCAGTGTTGGGTTGGTTGCACCAGCTATGTTTACGGTTACTGGATCTCCGGTAACGTCATCTGGCAACTTAACTCTTGCTTACTCTGGCACTGCTTTGCCTGTAGCTAACGGTGGAACCGGACAGACTACTGCATCTGCTGCTTTTAACGCTCTATCTCCAGTTACGACTACTGGTGACCTAATTATTGGCAACGGGACTAACAGTGCTACCCGTCTGGCTATTGGGGCAAACACCTATGTATTAACGTCCAACGGTACTACTGCCTCTTGGACTGCTCCGTCTTCGTTTACGTTCCCTACGGCAGGTATTGTCTACTCTACGGGGTCTGCCTGGGGTACGTCTTACACTACCAGCGGTACTGGAACGGTTGTAGCACTGGCTACTGGAGCAACGCTGTCCAGTCCAGTCATTTCAACCATTGTTAACACGGGTACTCTGACACTACCTACGTCTACAGATACCCTAGTTGGGCGCGCTACTAGCGACACTCTGACCAACAAAACGCTTACTAGCCCCGTTATAAGCACAATAGTCAACACGGGGACGTTGACGTTACCTACCTCCACAGACACCTTGGTTGGGCGAGCAACGACTGACACGCTTACTAACAAAACGTTAACTAACCCAACTGTCACCAACTATACAGAAACCCTGTATACAGCCAATACCAGTACCGCAATCACGGTAGATCTGGCTAACGGTACGGTTCAGAAGTTAACATTGACGGGTAGTGCGACTATCACAATGCCTACTGCATCAGCAGGTAAGTCTTTTGTGATCATTTTGGCCCAGGATGCTACTGGTGGTAGAACGGTTACTTGGTCAACGGTTGTGTGGCCTTCTGCCACTGCTCCAACCATTACCAGCACGGCGAGTAAGAAGGACATTTATTCTTTCTTTGCTGATGGTACAAGCTGGTACGGCACAACTATCGGACAGAACTACACATAATGTTTGCCGCATCTAAATCTGGGAAAGCCGCAGCCGCAGCCGCTGCGACAGACCCGTATTTTCCGTATGTTCCGCTACTGCTGAACACTACCAGCACTAACGGTCAGCAGAACAATACATTCCTAGATTCATCTACCAATAACTTCACCATCACCCGCAACGGCACACCCACGCAGGGAGCAATTACCCCGTATCGGCCTAGTGGGTATTGGAGTGGGTATTTTGGGGGAAGTGCAGATGGACTAAAAAGTTCCATTACTTCTGGTGTAACCCCAATAAGCGGCGACTTTACTTGGGAAGGATGGATTTACTTTAATTCTTTGGCTTCTGCTCAATGTTTGATTGGTGTCGGCAACACTCAAAACAGAACAATTTTATATTTTGACAGCTCAACTGGTCTTACTTATGTAGTTGCCAGAAGCGCAGCCAATCAAATTTTGATTTCTCAAGGGTCAACGTCTGGTTGGTCAATTAACACTTGGTATCATTTTGCTGTAGTTCGTAGTGGTAACAACTACACCATTTATAGAAATGGAACTTCCATTGCTTCGGGAACGTCAAGTTATGTTGCGTCTGATTTAACTCAACCGTTAACGGTAGGGTATAGCGACTGGTCAACGTCTTATTTGTTTACTGGTGGCTACATTTCAAATGTTCGTGCAGTTTATGGAACTGCAATTGTTCCTCCCGCTGGCGGCCCAACCGCTCCTCTTACAGCAGTAACAGGAACCAGTCTACTTACTCTTCAAGACAACCGATTCAAAGACAACGCTGCGACACCTAACACAATGACTGTGGTTGGTTCGCCCAGAGTCCAAGCCTTCCAACCTTTCTCCCCTCCGGCATCGTACAGTGCTGCGACGTATGGGGGGAGTGGGTATTTTAATGGGACGACGGATTATTTAAGTCTTGCTGATAACACTGCTTTACAACTTAGTACAGGTGATTTTACAATTGAAGGATGGTTTTACATTTCTGGAGCCACTTCAACTGCATACAATTTAATAAGCAAAGGCGCGGCGGCAACGGGATGGTCATTAAACACTACAACCGGCGCAAGAATTCAATTTAGTTATACGGCATCAAATTTGACGGGAGCAACTACGACTCTTGTACAAAACGCTTGGTACCACATTGCTGTAGTTCGTTCGGGAAGCGCGTCTGGAAATTTAAAGATTTATCTTAACGGTGTTCAAGAAATTGCAAGCTCAGGCGCGGTAACAGACGATTTTAACCAAACTAGCACAATGTACGTTTCTGCCAGCAGAACCGCTACTGTGCCGTTGAATGGGTATTCTTCAAATGTTCGCGTAGTCAAAGGCACCGCAATCTACACCGCTGCCTTCACGCCCCCAACCACCCCCGTCACCGCAGTAAGCGGAACCTCCCTGCTCACCAACTTCACCAACGCCGGAATCTACGACGCTGCTTGGCAGAATAATGCCCTGACGGTGGGGGATGCTCAGGCCAGCACCACACAGTACAAGTGGTCGCCTACAAGCATGAAATATGACGGCACCGGTGATTGGTTAACGGCTATTGACAGCCCTGGATTACAATTAGGTTCTGGTGACTTCACGATTGAAGGTTGGTTTTATTTGTCTGCAACTGGCGCTATTTATGGAATCGTCAGTAAAGGAACGGCAACAACAGGATGGTCTGTAAATGTCACTGTTCTTAACAAACTTCAATTTAGTTATACGGCGTCAAACCTAACTGGTGCTACATCTTTGTCTGCAAGCACTTGGTATTATTTTGCTGTTGTCAGATCTGGTACGGCAACTGGAAACCTAAAGGTTTACCTTAACGGAACGGCAGACGCTACCAGTGGCGGTGCAGTAACAGACAATTTTAATCAGACCAGTACCTTTTATACCGGCGCAGACAGAATTGGTGGAAGTGCATTAAATGGTTATTTGCAAGATATTCGATTAACCAAAGGATATGCACGAACCGTCACCACCACGCCAACCGCAGCATTCCCAACGAGGTAAGCAATGTTACTTGCCAATCAAGACCTAATCATTAAAGACCACACAGAGTGGTTTCCCAACACTTCGTTTGGTGACCGTGGGCCTACTCTAGACTGGATAGCAGATCAAGGGTACTACGTCATTACAGTGTGGAAACCCTATAACCATGCTACTGAAAAACTGGTTCCTGCTACGCCACACCTGTATGAGGGGATGTGCTGCACGGTTGATGTAGAGCCTAAGACAGAACAAGAGTTAAAAGAGCGGATTAGGAATGAATGGACGGCTATACGGCAACAGCGTAACCGTTTGCTATCCGAATCTGACTGGACTCAGTTAGCAGATTCCCCTGCTGACAAGGATAAATGGGCTGTTTACAGGCAAGAATTGCGGGATATTACGACCCAAGAAGACCCATTTTCTATTGTCTGGCCTGTTATGGACTAAAAATGACTGAGACAACTGAGACTAAACTAGCTGTGCACGAAGCAGTTTGCGCTTCCA